CTCTCGCTCGCGTCGGCGAAACGGGTGAGGAAGACCTGCCAGGCGGACTTGCCGGCGGCGACGCCGCTGTCGCCCTTGATCACCGGCCCGGCGAGCATCGAGGCGAGCAGCCACGAGAGCGCATCGACGAAGAGCGGCGGAAAGCGAGTTGGGTCGGTGACCCGGGCGATGTAGCGCAGCCGGGCCTCGCCGAGCCGGGTGTAGATGACCTGCTGCTCGTCCTGGAGCGTCTCTAGCTCGTACTCGGGGGTGTCCTGCTCATGGCGGCGCCAGCCGGCGGCATAGAGGCCCAGGGGCTTCAGGCATCCGTTCGGGACGACATAAGCGTGGCTCCAGTCGTCGGAGAGCAGGTTGCCGATCGGCGTGAGCACCGCGGTTCGCGTCGCGAAGCTCCAGGCGTGCATCTCGAGAAGCGTGTCGCGCGCGAGCGGGTAGAAGCGCGCGCACTGCTCAGCCTGCGGTCCGCCTTCGGGCGGATCGAAGCTTGCCACGATGGCGTCGTCGCCGAGGTGGGCGAGGGCGAGGTTCGCGATGTCGATCTCACTCGCCACTAGCAAGGCTCCTCACGAAAGAGGGGGCGCGTCGGCCCCCTCTCGTTTTTGCAACTGGACGGGGCCGCCGCTTACGCGAGAGGCTCGATCGGCAGCGGGCTCGCCGGGTCGGCCGGGGGGCCGTTGGGGCGGACATTGTGCGGCGCCAGGTCGCGCTTGGTCGGCGCGTCCTTCGCCTCCTTCTCATCGACCAACTCGAGGTTCGAGCCGGCCTTGCCGCCCTTGCCGGGATCGTACTCGACGATCTGCCCCGGCTCGACGAGCGCGTTGTTGACAAAGGAGCGCTTGAGAACGCGGTATCTTTTCGCTGCCATTTCGAAGCTCCCGGATTAGCCGACCGTGTAGCCGGAGGGGTAGTATTTGGCGGTCGTCGCATAATTGCGGACGATGCCGGCGGTGACCGTCCCGGTGGTGAGCGGCCCGTTGGCGACGGTGTAGCTCGCCCCGACATAGCGCAGGCCGAGGCCCGCCTGCGGCTGGATCGCGACAGCGAACTGGGCGCCGATGCCGAGGTCCGCCTTGGGAATGGCGCCGGTGGACGACACCACGACGGGCGAGCCGAGCGCCGGATCGTCGTCGGCCACGACGTTGAAGGTCACCGTCGCGGCGCCGGCGGCGAGCATCGCGGCCGTCACCGTGAACAGCATGTAGAGCGGTTCGCCGCCGCCGATGTCCCGGTTACCCGAGAGATCGATGGTGTTGGTGCTCACCGCCGAGGCCGTCACCGCCTGATTGCTGGAAACGGTGAGGAGTGCGTCCATGACTGCCATTTCGATGATCCTTCCTTAGACGACACGGGCTTCGGTGGAGAGGATCGCATCCGACTTGCGCAGCGGCACGCCGTCGAAGGAGGTCCAGCTTGCCGAATTGCCGAACTGGTTGAGGCCCTGGATGATCGACAGGACATTGCCCGTCTTCGTCATCGCCTGGATGCGCAGCATCGAATGGACGGTGCGGCTCATGTAGAAGGCCGGGCGGCCCATGTTCATGTTCGGGATCTTGTCGAGCGCCCGCGCCATCAGCTTCACCAGATCGGCGGCGCCGCTCTCAGTGGTGAGGTTTGAGACGTCGATGTTGGCGATGCGGACGATGTAGCGCCAGTCCTTCACGACCAGGCCGTTGTCCCACTGGTAGAGGGTCTTCAGCGCCCGGAAGTAGCCGCCGGCGGCGTCGAGCACGTCGTCCTCCCCGAGGTCGCGGTGCCGGAGGCCGGCCTGCGATCCCTTCGGGAAGGGGCAGAACGCCGTCTGCTCGCCCCACACGACGAGATAGATCGACGTGTTATCGGTGCCGGTGCCGCCGGCATCGATGATGTTGCCGCCGTTGCCCGCCGACAGCGAGGAATAGCGCGGTGCGATGCCGAGATAGCCGCGGGGATCGACGGCCGGGTTGCCATAGATCAGCGTGGACGCCTGCGTCTGGTTCATGGCCTCGAGGAACGGCGCGTCTTCCGACAGGCGGAACGCGGCGGTGTTGCCGCTGAGCTCGGCGAGCTTCACATCGATGTGGCTGCGCGCCTCGAGCATGCCGACCTGTTCGTCGACCGTGGCGGTGGTCGACTTGCTGGGCGGGATGCCCTGGTTGATCGCCCGGTAGTAGACCGTCGGCAGGCCGGTGCGGATCACGACCCGGTGGCCGGTGGGCAGATTGCCCTCCAGGAACACCGCATCCTCGAGGATCTCGTTGGTGTTCGAGAGCAGCTCGGCGATGTCTGGGGTGGAGCCGTCAGGATCGATGCGCTTCGCGTGGTCCGCGAGGGTGAGCATCCCGGTGGAGAGCAGGGCCATCGTAGTTTACTCCTGTCGCGACGATGTGGGGTAGAGGCGGGAGGCGCGGTCGGTGCCGCGGCCGGGGTTCGAGCCGCCAGCGACGAACTTGTCTTCGGAGACGGACTTGCCCGCGTTGACGAGCAGCCGGACGATCTCGGGATGGTTGCCGAGGCCGGTCTCGTTGAGCAGCTGCGTCAGCGCGGGCGAACCATAGGCTTCGAGTCCGCGCTTGGCGGTGGCGAGGCTTTCGCCCAGCTTCTCGCCGCCGAACTCCTTGTCGGCCTTGGCGGCGTCCAGCCACTGGCCGCGAATCTCCTCGATCGCCTCGGCGTCGCGCTGGCGCATGGCCACGGCCTGGTCGACGAGCTTCTGCGCCGCATCCTGGCTGAGGTTCAGCTCCTTGGCGACGCCCTTGAAGCCGTCCAGCAGCTCGGCATCGAGCACCACGCCTTCGGGCGCGGTGAAATCGGCATACTCCTCGGGCGCGCCGGCGGGCTCGTCCTTGGGTTCGTCGTCGCCTTTCGGCCCGTCCTTGGGTTCGTCGTCGCCTTTCGGCCCGTCCTTGGGCTCGTCGTCGCCTTCTGGCGTGTCGGTGACGAGCGTGTCCTTGGTGCCGAGGTCGTCGGCCGGGGCGTCAGCGGTGTCGGTCACGAGCGTCATCGGTCACCCTTGGCGGTCAAAATCTCGACCAACCGTTCGGGCGCGTGGCGGGTGATCTGGGCCAGGAGCCGCAACCCGCCGTTCCGCTCACCTTCGCGATAGGCGGTGTTCAGCGCGTCTCCGGTGAAGGAGCTGCGCCAGATCCCGCTCCGCTCAAGCTGCCGTCGCACGATGCGGCGGCCCCGAGGATCGGCCACGAGCCACTTCAGGTCCGCTTCTTCCTGCGCTGCTGCGAGGGCGTCGGCCGGAGCCTCGGCGTCTTCGCTCAGCGCGTATTCGACCGGATCGAAATCACTCATTGCGCGGAAGGTAGGCGATGACGCCGGGGGCAAGCGTACGCCTGCTTGAAAGGCGAATTCGCCGGTTTGCCTGGGAACGGTGCTTTACCGCCAGAGCCTTGCTGTGATCGATCGCCATGCGCCTGCTCCTTCGTGAAGCGGCGAGTTTAGGAGGGATGAGGCGGTCGGCTTACCGCCGTCAGCTTCTCAAGAGGACGGCTTACAATCCGGCCTTCTCGCGAGCTCGGCCCGCCACACCCCGGACGTCGTTGATCACCTCGCTCACCCCGTAGAGGCCGGCGAGGGCGACGATCAGGAAGTCCTGCATCATCGCCTTCACCAGGTCCGGATCGAGCGGCACCAGCATCATCATCACATAGACCGGCAGCGGTGCGGCGAAGCTGGCCGTCCGCCCGATCCAGCGGTTCTCCAGCTGCTTCGCCGAGTTGGTCTGCTTGCACCGCAGGTAAACGGCGACCACTGCCACCAGCGATACGATCGCTGCGGACACATAGATCGATCCGGCGCTATGCGGGGTGTTTTTATGGACCAGGAGATGCAGGAAATTCGTCAGGTCCACGCAGTGCTCTTAGGAGTAGCGCCCAGCAGCGAGCATCCCGACACCCGCCAGGAGCACCTCTGCCAGCAGGCTGAGCGAATAGCCCGCGATGCCGACGAAGACGCCACCCAGCGCGACTCCGAGAATCCCGCCACCAAGGATGACCGGAGCCTTGTCCGCTCCGGCTTTGAGAAGGTGAGACATTTTGCATTCCTAGAGGCTGCGAGGCACCCTGTTTAAGCGTGTCCGAACAACGCACCCTCGAACACGAAGGTTGCATGTGGCATTTTGGCGACACAGTTCAAGCGAAATCGGAATCGGACAGCACGCGGAATGCTCCATTGCGGAGAGGTCGGCCGGTGGATGCCCGGCTGCGGCCGTCGGGCGGCGCCCGCACAATCCGTCCGAACCGGACGCGATCTTGCTTCCTTGGTCGAGCGAAATCAACGAGGGAAAAAGCGGGTCGTCTCAGCTATGTGCCCGATCTCGAGCGACAGTTCGTGATCGAGCCACACATCCAGACCCGCAGCGCGAGCCGCTGCGAAAAAGCTCGTGTCGTCATGCGGACCCTGAAACGGCGGATCTGGCAGCTTCTCGAATATGCTAGTCTTCATCAAGCAGAAGCCGAGACCGGTGTGGTCTACCCGCTGCATAGGCGCAGCAGCAGCAACCTGCGGCAGGGTCATAAGCGGAAAGCCGTTCACGGCCGCCACCGGCAACGGCCCACCACGGCGAAGGTAGTTTGTCCCTACGATGTCGACCCGACGCTTGAGGAGACGAATCAACGCATCCTCCGGAAAGGTGTGGTCCGCATCCATCCAAAGGATGTAGTGGGCCTTAGCGGCCAGCGCCTGCCGAACGAGATTGTTGCGGTTGCCAATCAAGTCAGACGAGCGGACCTGGATAGCCTGCAGTGTAGGCGGACCATCTTCCCAGCGACAGGACAGGGTATGAATAACCATCCCAAGCGCCGATTGCGTGAAGCCGGCGCGGGTGTCAGCATAGACAGGATAGCAGAGCGCAATGTGCACCGATCGACTTTGACGGCTGC